CAACTCATGCTGAGGATTGTTATAGCCTTCGGTCTGCTGTGGTTGCTCTGGGAACCGATCCGCCCTGTCCGCACTGTGACAGCTGAGGCACTGTACACTGCAGGTGACCTGATCGCCCGCTGAGCCTGTAGACTGATCAGAGACCAAACGAAACGACCCATGACCTTCGCTGTGCAACCTGCCTCCTTCGGTTCCTTTGACCCCGATGGGGCTGAGTGGGCCACCGACCTTGACCAGGCTCGGGACATCGCCTTTGACTGGTCAGCTGATGAGGGTGGCGCTCCCATGATCGTCTGGCGTGTCGGCACTGCTGCAGCAACCCGCTGGCTGGAAGTGGTCGCCTGACCAACTGTCCACCATCCCCCCAAATCCCCCTGCAGGGGCCTGTAGACTAACCTCAGTTCAAACGAAACGAACCATGACCGTCCGCACCAACGTCCTGCCCCTGGACCTCTGCACCGTCACCCTGACTGAGGCACAGTGGTCTACGGTTCGAACCGCTCTGCTCTGCCTCGCTTGTGACTGCCGGGTTGCTGGTAAGGGTGCCGATGCAGACTACTATCTGAAAGCATACAACGACCTTAAAGCAGCGATGGGGATGGACGCCTGAGGCAGTGGCACAAGGGGGACACCGATCCCCCACCCTGACCCTGTAGACTAACCTCAGTTCAAACGAAACGAACCATGACCGCAACCGAAACCACTTTCAACGGCTGGGCAAACTGGGAGACCTGGAATGTCGCCCTGTGGATCGGCAACGATGAGAGCCTCTATGATCAGGCCCGCAGCATCGCCCGCCGTGGTGGATCGTATCAGGATCTGGTGGCCATGCTGCGGGAGTGTGGCAGCAAAGAGACCCCCGACGGCTGCCGCTGGGATGATCCTGCGATCGACGGCCTGGAGATCAACGACATGATGGAGGAGCTGTGTGAATGATTGTAACGGGGGCAGCAATGCCCCCATCCCCAGCCTGTAGACTACCAAAGCAAACGACCCGACCCCATGGCAATTTTCTCACTCGCTTCTGACCTTGAGACCCGGGAGATGCGCTACGTTCCCCGCCACGTTCAGACGGACGTGCAGAGCGTGTATGCCGGCCAAATCCAAGCTCACGAGGGCTGGTGGTATGCTGGCTGCTATGCTGACCGATACGAGGAGGAGGCCGTGGCCAAACTGCCCCAATTCTGAAACTGTCCACCAAACCCCCACAGGCCCCCCTGGGCTTGATATCTTAAAGGAGTGGAGGGGACGCCTCCCTCCCTCACCTTTCCTCCGCTTCCATCCCATGCGTAAGATCGAACGCCTGATGAACGCCGCTATCACCGCTGGCAAAGATTGGAAACTTGCTAACACTGAAGTCATCGCATGTTCCAACGTTTCCGATGTATATCTGCACGGCAATTTGATCGCTCGCATTGGCGAAACCTGGATCGAATTGTTTGATGGTGGCTGGCAATCCAACACCACAAAGTCCCGCCTGAATGCTATTCTTCGTGAGCACGGCATCCCTGGAGAGTGTGTCTTTCAGAAGAACTTTCAGTGGTTTGTTCAATACAATGGTTTCACGATTCCTTTCTTCTCAGGTATGCGCCTCGCCTGAACTTTCCTCCCTGTCCTTTACACTTTCCTTTCCCAATGTTCACTGAGTTTGTTGACCTTCCCGCTGAGATCTTCGACTTTCCTGAGGATGAGTTAGTCGCTGCACTTGTGGAGGACGACTATTTCCCCAGAGAGGAAATCTCCGCTGAAACTCAATCCCTTCTGAACTCCTTCTGATTATTACCATGTCATTCCGAATCTCCGCCAAGTCTTATGCTCTCCCTGCGTGGGTTAAGAGTAAGTCAGTTCACAGAGATGGCATCGGTAGGGTTACATTCAACACCCGTTCATTCAAGGCTACATCATCCCCTGATCTTCGGAAGATGAGTATGCTCTGGAAGGACATGTAGGTTATACTTAAGAGCGCGGCAGTTGTTATGACAGTTGCCGCGTTTTTTTGTGTTTATTATACGCGCCGCGTTGTTTAAAAACAGCTGACTCCCCTAATCTATAAACGACCCAGATCGACTGAGTTATCGAAAGACCTATATAATCGAAAATGGAAAAAGGGATCCACGAATGCAAAAAAATTCCGGACCCATAATTTCCGTCGTAGAGGTTGATCCGATAGATGGAAGTTATGTGATTAAATTACCTGAGAGTGTTGTCAATGAGCTCGAATGGTACGATGGGACAGAAGTTGTAGTCTCGTTAGACGGCAATGAACTTATCGTAACCGACCTAGAAACATACGAAGATTTCTGATATAATAGTAGAGTATCTCGAAGGAGGGATCACATGACTGATCAAGTCTTCCATATCTACGACAAGAACAATGAGGTTATTGCTCATAGTCTTGATGTCGATGAACTGGAAGAGATAATCAAGAAAAAAGAAATTTTTGAAAAACATTATGAGATCGAAGTTCTTCAGAATGTCCCAGACAGAGAGGAACCCTCGTATTGACAGCCTACATAATATAGGTTATAATTCATTTGAAGTACACTATTACTCATGGCGAAAGGATTTACAGTAAAAGCGAAGACTCCCATCAGGAAATCAGAGTCTGAATGGGATTATGATAAAGCAAGAGAGATGGTAAAAGGCAAGAGCATTGTGTTCTGTCTTCCCGGTCGAGGTGTCTCTTACACGTTCTTGAAGAACTTTGTTCAACTCTGTTTTGATCTGGTTCATTCTGGTGCTCAGATTCAGATCTCTCAAGATTATAGTTCCATGGTAAACTTCGCACGTTGTAAGTGCCTTGGTGCTAATGTTCTGCGTGGCCCTGACCAGATTCCCTGGGATGGCAAACTGAAGTATGATTATCAACTCTGGATTGACTCTGATATTGTTTTCAATACTGAGAAGTTCTGGCAACTTGTTCTGATGGATCAGGACATTGCATGTGGTTGGTACTGTACCGAAGATGGCATGACCACCTCGGTAGCTCATTGGTTAGATGAAGATGCATTCGCCAAGAATGGTGGTGTGATGAATCACGAGACCTTGGAGACGATGAAGAACCGTCACAAACCATTCACCGTGGACTATGCAGGTTTCGGATGGTTGATGATTAAGCACGGAGTCTTTGAGAATCCTGAGATGAAGTATCCCTGGTTCGCTCCGAAGATGCAAGTCTTCGAATCTGGCGATGTTCAGGATATGTGTGGAGAAGACGTGTCGTTCTGTCTCGATGCCAAAGAAGCAGGTTATGAGATCTGGTGTGATCCTCGTATCCGCGTTGGCCACGAAAAACCCCGCGTTATTTAAGATCATGGAAATTAAGAAGCGTCCTGCTCCCAAGGAGGAGTTCTATAATATCTACCAGCGTGACCCCGGAAGCGGCGCTGAAACGCTCGTAGATGAATCCTTGACAAAGGAACAGTTTATGGATAGAATGGAGTTCTATGCCCAAGAGTACTACATGACTCAAGAGGCGAAGTTCGCACCTTCTTCCTTTCGGCATGAAATTTTCACTTATGAGGACTAATGGCTGTTAAATCGAAAATCGGCACCGCTAGCATTCAATTCCAACCTGGTAAGCCTAAAATGACTTGTCAAGGTAACTCAAAAAACACCCGTTACTCGGCTACATCCCGGAATCGCGCTCGCAAGAAGTACAGAGGTCAAGGAAGAGGCTGATATGGAAGATCTGGAGAGATGGATTAATACAATTAAAAAATCTCATCCAGATCTTCAAGGACATTCTATTTGCCCATTTGCAAAAGCGAATACTCACAAGATCATTAAATGTTCAATTAACGACATCAAACCTCTAGATGAGGATTTTGGTGTCGTTATTTTTATAGTTGAAGATGATTTAGACATTGATTATGGTTATCAAAAGATTGATGATCTCAATAAAACCTACCCTAAGTACAAATTTTTTGATGACTTCCGTGATGAACCCAGTTTTATTAATGGTGTTCAGACAAATAATGGACTTTATAATCTAATTTTATATCAAGATGCTGAATTTTTGACCAAGATGAGACAAATTTTGGCCAAAACAAACTATTATGATCTATGGGAAGATGAGTATCTTCAAAAAATCTTAGAAAATGACTATGAAATCGTTCAAAAAATTAGAAATAAATAAATTTTTTGCTCGACAACTGAATTGGAACGCTTTTCTATGGGGAAGCACCTCCTTCTTGAGGTGTATGATGTAGATTATGATCTCATTAACAACGTAAGTGACCTTCAAGAGGTCATGATTACGGGAATTAATCGAGCAAAAATGACAATTTTGAATGTATTCTCTTATTGTTTCATTCCCCAAGGTTGTACAGTTGTCATTGCTCTTTCAGAAAGTCACGTTTCTTGCCACACATGGCCCGAAAATGGGTGTTTAGCAGTTGATGTTTACACTTGTGGTGATGGAAATCCCAAGTTTATTGCTTTAGAAATCCTAAAATACTTAAATTCTGACAATTACTCACTTAGAGAGATTGATCGTTAAATAGTAATGTGGAGATAGCAACCTCCTTTTAAAAGTTCTGTGACAGAAAAAGAACTTTGGAGGCTAAAATGGAACACGATTCGAAGCAATTCCTTCAAGAAATCGCTGGAGAGGGCAAACATGACCTCAAAAAGCAGACTTTACTTCATGAAGAGATCAGGAATGATGAGGATTATGATGATTGGGAGTATGGAACAGAGCCCAGTTACGGAAAATCGTCATAAATAAGTCAGATTCTTGTCTTTTTCATGGCTATAACAAGGATAAGTAAGTCATTCAAAGATATTAGCTTGTCCTTCAAGCCTCATCCGGTGACCAAAGACCTTCAAATTCTTAAGAATGAGAACGCGATTCGTCGTGCTGTGAGAAATTTGGTGGAAACTATCCCATCAGAGAGGTTCTTTCAGTCAGATTTGGGTACAAACATCAGAGGACTGCTGTTTGACTTCGTAGATTACGGTACTGCATCCGCAATTGAGACCCAAATTTACGAAGTAATCTATGCATATGAACCTAGAGTGGATAATGTTGCTGTACTTGTAACTCCAAGACCAGATCAAAACGAATTTGAGGTGTCTGTTCAGTTCGATATTGTTGGTCAGTCTGTTACTGCACAAGAATTTACCTTCATTTTAGAAGCGACGCGATAAAAAATGCCACTCACTAAGTTTGCTAACCTAGATTTTGACCAAATTAAGGTATCCATCAAGGATTATCTCCGTGCAAATTCAAATTTCACGGATTTTGACTTTGAAGGATC